GGGCTGGATTGGGCGACCATCTGTTGACGCTCTTTACATTTTTGGACGGGGCGTTTGCCATCAGTAAGACCTCGCCCCTCGTTTTCCTTTAGGCTTTACCTCAAAGGCTAAGCTATGGAGTTTCCAATCAACATCTGTGGTGGATTCAAACTGCACACCAAAATATTTACCGGACTGCCTACAGGACACCTTAGACTGATCTGTTGGATTAAATGATATTGGATTGCTCCAGGTTACGCCACCCTCAGGAGACATTTGAGTTCCAATCCTTAGTTGTATCGAACCAGATCCAGTCACTTCCATTTCTGGATACACGGCAGTAACAATCTTAACCTGTTGGGGATCACCTAGGTCATACCCCGTTCTTTCTACGTAGGAGGTCATGTTGGTGGTGTCTTCTTTGTTCCCATTGTTATCTCTATACATTTTAATATTGCTTACATCGGCAAATACCAAGTTCTCTAAATGGGTGTCGTAAGCAGAACTTCCCCAAGCATTTGTATTAGAATTCCAAGAAGTAGTTACTTCGTTTATCATAGAGGCATCAGCATGAGCGGTTGCTGTTGTACCGTTAGCCCCCCTAGTTATACCTGTAAAGGAAGTTGACGTTGTACCTGTGTAAGTTATTTCTTCAGCGCTTCCGTTTATTCGGAGGGTTCCTGCTGCAGAAAAAGCTGGCGTAGATGTAGTTGTTACAACATTCATATTTCCCGAGGTAGCTGGGGAAGATGGGGTCATAGAGGCTTCGTCCAAAGTCGCTGCTGGCCCCCATTTTTGCCCAGCAGGAAATACAGCCATTATGCCGGAGGCAATATGAGAGGTTGTTGGCAAGTCCCTAAAGGAAAAGACATTTGTCCTCCAATTCCAAATAACCGCTTTATCCACAATACTGGAGTTTCCAGAAGGATAACAGGCCAACATCTCTGTATGTAAGTGGTCTGCAACAACAAAACATTGCATCCAACTTGGATTGCTAGTATCCCCAGCGTTTATCTCATCGAATACGGCCCTTCTTAATTTATCAGGGAGTAGGGGTTTTATAGACTGCCCATCATTAAGATAGAAATCTGAGTTCCCCATAAAGAAATGCCCATTCTCGAATTCAGCTACAGCATTCTTTGTGAGACAACCTATGTTTGGATTAAGCAACTTAAAAGAAAAGATGTATGGAGTACCCACATAGTTCATAATGTAAATACTGTCATTCTTATATATAATAAACGAATCCCCCAGGGGAAGACCGTCTACTATCTCTCCTGGAGTATCTGCTAACTCGTATTCACCTGCGTCTAAGGTAGCATCTGCCTCGTCCCACGTCTGAGGGGCGTTGTAATAGGACGCCTCTGTTGACCATTTCACCAATCGTGGTTCTGGGTCTGTTCTCGTCCAGTTTAAGCCTACTAGGAATGTCTTAAAGGATCTTAAAACACTACACTTTTGTAAAGCTGATCCGCTGATACTAGCCGTAGGAGTAGCAGGCCAGTTGCTTAACTCTATCATTGGATGAGTCTTGCTTGGTAATCCGTTGGTTAGGGGCCACATCTGAGGCGTATCGTAGCCATTAGTTGCTATAACAATACCGTTCAGGTTGGTAGCTGTCCACCTCCTGGTCGTGGTATTAGCGTCATAGTCATCGTCAGCAGTAGCTGTCGTACCGTTAGGGGTTACTATCGCATTATCGGGATGGGCATAGGCGGTAGTGCCAGTTAGCGTTATAACACCCGTGCTGGTGTTCCTACCCGAATAGGTTAGGTCTTCGTACCTGTTTGTTGCTGATCCTGTAGGCTCTATATTAGTGCCAATTCGCAAAGTCCCAGAAGCAGACAAGGCTGTCAGGGCTGCCCCAGTATCTACTGTTATGGAGCCTGCAGAGGCTAACACAGCCCCGTTTAGGACAAGAGTCTTCTGCCTCGTTATGTCAGTCCAGTTGGTGTTATCCCATACCGCTATATCATCCTCGCCAAAGGCAAACCAATAGTAATTACCAGCGGCGTCCTCGTATGGAAAGATATAGTAGGGAGCAAAGGGACAGGTAGCCATTACCTCAGTGTAACCCTTTACCTTCTTCACTCCATTATTTAGAAACCGTATGTTGTTTCCATTCGACCATGCGCTAGGCGGGATAGCATAAGGAGGCATATCCTTTATGATCCCTATAGAACCAAGGTCGTTGATTGGAACTAAAGGCATTAGGGGTATTCAGATACACAAGAATTAGAGGCTTCATCCCAATGCCAATATGGTCTAGCATTGCATTGGTCTATTTGAGCCTGGCTTCTTAATGGCAACAGGTACTCATAAGGCTCAAAAGTAGTTATTTTCTCAATCCTAGTAGGAACTGATTGCCCATCAACCATCTCCCTGTACTCTACAGTGCCTTCGGTGTCATACCATTGTACCGCATTAACATCAGCATCGAATGCGTAAGTAAACCAAACAGGAACTCCATCTACTGTTACCACTTGGTCATCGGGAACTATTGTTATTCTGCTCATGGATACCTCTTATGTCTTCATTATGTAGCAAAGTGCGTAATATGGCGGAATTGTTGCTGCGTGGCTATGTGATCCACCGCCACCAGTAGAGCCAGTACCACCCGAATAATCAACCGTTTCATCGCTGTAGTTTTGAGATCCTGGCCCGTTTGACGCTTCGGTAAAACCCCTAGATTTATAGGAGTGGTTATGGGAAGGCATCTCAGCAGTTGTTAGCGTATGCGCTCCTGAAGTTGTGCTACCGCCTGTGGCATCTACCGCATAACTACTACCGGCCCCAACAACAAACCTATCTCTTAGGTCAGGTGTTGATGAGCTACCATCGCACAAAGTCCAGCCAGAAGGTATTGATGCAGAAGAACCAGACCATAGAGCAATAATGCCCGCTGGCAATGCAGTAGTAGTGGTGTCCACAGAACCAAACGCACTATTAGCCTTATTCCTCACCTTGAGATCGCCAGTGCCGCTCGTGTCAAACCACAACTGTCCTGCGCTTGTCGGACTAGGTTCGGAGGTTCCAGTGTGGACGCCATTTATAGGCTCATCTGCGTTAGGCAGTGTATTCTTTAATACATCCTTTATAAGCCTGATATGGTCGTCCCCCTCAGATATAGTGTCTGAGCCGGGAGGGTAGTTCGCGTTTAACCCGCTAACGTATGTCGCCGTTTCTACTGTCATAATTTAACTCCAGCCTAATGATACTGCTTGTATTTTAGTGGACTTCGAGGCCGACTGATTTAATGTCTTCACTCTCCACCTCATAGAGGTTCCAGATGCGGAGGTCAGAGAAACATCGTGCTTGGATACGATAGTATGGCCTCCAGTTGTTCCTTGTGAGTCACTTGGGCCTATTCCAAAATCAGTCCAGTTACTACCATTGTCAGCAGAGAACTCCACTGTGAGATCAGTCCCAAGAGTGGCTGTTCCAACAGCATTGGTGTAGGTAAGAACCATGTCGCCTTTTGTTGGGGCAGCCTCTGCTGTAGTAGCGGTAGAAACTAGAGTCATATTCTGTACAATTTCGCTAAGTTGAGTAGTATCCACACCACCAGCACCACCAACACCGCCATCTCCACCGGAAGCGCCTCCAGCACCGCCTGCTGCTGCTATAGCACCGGAATTAGAAAGAGTCCCTTTATATAAGACCATTGCGTATCCACCACCTGATCCGCCACCGCCACCACCGCTTGAAGCCGCACCACCAGCAACTCCATCAGCGGTAATAACGCCAGTAGCGCCTATGGTAAGATCGCCCCCAACAACAAGCCATATACCACCGCCAACACCAGTGCCACCGCTACTTCCTCCGAAACCGCCAGTACCACCAGGATTTCCTGCACCACCACCTTCCTGCCAGTAACCGCCAGAGGCGGGATAATTTCTCGCATTACCACCGGCCCCACCATAATCCTGTGCGCCGCCGGGTGTATTTACGGTTGGTGCGCCGGGAGGCCCAGCAGCATTAGGTCTTTGAGTTCCACCACCACCCGGGCCACCACCAAAGGCTCCGCCTTTTGCTCCATCACTGCCTGATGCAGAATATGCCCTTGCACCACCACCTCCGCCACCACCGGTACTCAGCGTTGTTCCTCCTGTGGTTCCAGCACTGCCCGTACTCCCTGCCGCTGTAGCTGGCTGACTATAGGGAGTTGAACCACCGCTTCCCCCACCTCCACCATCTCGACTGATGGTGAAGATCGTACCATTACTTGACAGGTTATTATTATTCGCCAATGCAGTTCTAATAGCCGTACCAGACCCATTAAAGCCAGTACCATCGTTGGTAAAACTAGACGAACCACCAGATGTTATATAGCCGACTTGAAGCCCGGACGCTCCAACAGCATTGCTATCAGACCCGCCAGATGCCGTAGGGTCTGCTGCTGCACCCTTCCCATCCATAGATAGGGTACCGTTTATAGTGCAGTCACCTGATACCATGATGAATAAACCACGGCACTGCTGATCTACCGTAATGGTATGACCTGTATTAATGGTGAGAGAACTATACTGCTTTACCACCATATCACCATCGTAGGAGCCGTTCTTATTTTGAACAGTGTAAGTGACATTACCTGCGGTAGACAAAGAACCGTCAGAGGCATCACCATAGTAATTCCCTATTGCCCCACTATATGCACCTCCTGCTAACGCCTCATTAGTAGAAGCAGAAGCATCAACACCGCTTGCGTCTTGGAAGTCGTCTACTATCTGGTCAACAAGATTGTACTTAGCCAATGACCCGTTAGAAGCGACCTTAAAACCCAAGAGAGCAATGTCATCCTCTAATCCAGATGTGTCTGTTACTGGTTCAGCTTTCCATGTGCCATCCCCGTAAAGAACAGTGCTTGAGGATGCGCTCCCTGTTGCACTAAGCATTGCAACATCTACCGCACCGGCTGCAATAGTAAGCGCAGTCGCTCCTGTCACATCTCCGGTATGAGTAGCATTTGTTACTTTAGCGGTGTTGGCAGCAATAGAAGTGTTAATAGCATCGGCTACCTTGTCAGCAGTAACAGCATCATCCTTTATCATTGCTGTGGTAACAGAGTCATCAATAGGGATGGTTGTTTGCGCTGGTTTGTTTCCTACATAACTCATATTTGTTTTCTCATCTGAAAGGCGGGCCTAAACACCACATAGCCGCTGAATATTTTGTTCCTTTTGAAATTGGTGTACTGCGGTGAAATACATAAGAAGGGAATACAATCACATCACCAACTTCCATTTCTGGGCGGAGAATTAGATTCTCACCATCCTGTTTCTGTAATGCCAGTTCAAAATCACCGCCAGTGTAGCCATTCGATAGGATAGATACGCAAGATACCTTCCTAACCTTTCCCTCAATATTATCGCCACCCTCAGTGTAGGCCCCAAAGTGATCTCCAGCACCATCTGTATGCCAAGAATAATGCTGATTCTTTTTATACTTAGCTATTTGAACAGACTCAAACCAATCTAAATCGTACTTCCATCCAGCTTGTTCATTGGCGTTATGTACAAATGGGCAGAGTATATCGTAGAAAAATTGGTCGTCTGACCAGGATACTTCAGTATCCCTAATTTCAACGTCTTGTACCTTGGCAGTATCTGTTGAATCCTTGCCTGACCATGTCTTACCTCTAGTTGAGGCGTTTTCGTAACCAACTTTAGATGCTACCCTCTTTATTTTCTTCCTATCTTCTTTAGTAAGTACATCCTTAAATAGCCAATAAGAATATGTTGCTTGCATTTAGCTATCTGTGCAGATGCCGTTCGACCAGACTGAAACCACCTCCCCATCCTTATCGTATCTTGTCCCGATCCAAGGAAGACCAGCTTTCCATTCTCCGACAAACTTCTCCCCGTCATCACAAACATAGGTATCACTAAGCGCCAACCTTGTTGTGGTTGGGCCAACTGTAATTTGATTACCGCTAGAGTCTGTGGTCAACATAATTCTGTTTCCTGCTAGTCATTGATTTCTGTACACTGTGTATATTTTTTAATCCGTAAAAACTGTCGTCTTCTGGGTGCTTATTAACTATATTGTCAAAGTCGTGTTGGAACGACTCTATATCGCAAAAACTATAAATACTTTCTACGATGTCCTCTGGGGAAGAAACAAGATCCTGGTACTCAATAAATAGAAATTCCCCATTATTGTTTTTTCGGGCAAACTCCACCCCGTCAAGACTTCTCATAAGGGGTTCTGATTTCGGCTTTAGCAACCTTTCAAATAGTTCATCCTTATCAACAACTACATTATTGCTTTCATAAACCCTTAAAACAGAATCTAGGATTTCGTTTATGGGTCTTGTCATAACTATTATTTTTGGATTCTTAGTAATGTAACGCTTTATCATCTCGGTGTTGAGATAAAGAGTCCACGACCTACACTTATCTACAACATACTCCGCATCTACATCCCTGTAATATATTTTAGGGATGGAAGAAACCAGAGCATCTTGGTCATTACACCTTTTGTTTGCCTTTAGTTGCTCAGAATCTTCACAAGATTTTTGCATATCCCACATCAACTGGCATACAGCACTATTACCTTCAGCGTGAATATTGGGGTTTTGAGATAGAATTGAGGAAAGTGCAGTTGACCCCGTTCTGGGTAACCCGGACAATCCAATAAAATTCAAGTAAAGATTATCTCCACGCTAAACTTGCGCCATGTATGAAGGTAGACTTTGCGGCTGATTGATTATGTGTGGTGATTTTATACCGCATATTTCTCCCTGAGGGTTGGCCTGATATATCCACACCCCTAGCGGCAACTATGATCTGTCCAGTAGTCGGGGTTTTTGTAACCAAAGTAACCAGAGTCCAAGTGCTTCCATCATCCCTAGAAACATAAGCCTTGAGGTCAGTCCCAACAGTAGTTGTTCCATAACCATTGCTATATGACAGAACAATATCTACTTCTGTAGGAACTGAGCTAGAGGCATCTGAGGCTGTTCCTACGGATGTTAAGGTCAAATCATCGTATGAGTCATATGCCGCCCATTTAATCATAACAACACCAGACCCGCCATCTCCAGCGGCGCCATACCAATTCCACGGCGCACCTCCACCACCGCCTCCGCCAGTGTGATCTGTGGCATCAATAGCTTGACCCTGATCCGTTCCACCGCCGGGTGAGCCACCGTGACTACCACCACCTTTTCCTGAAGAGCCGCCATTACCCCAACCCCATAATCCACCGTAAACTCCGCCTCCAGCGCCACCTCCGCCTCCGGCGAACCAACCGTCATGGCCGTAGCTAGTCCCAAAAACAGAAGAATAGTCTTTCCCCGCACCGCCATTACCACCTGTGGTAGCACGATTCTGCCATGTGTGTGAACTATTGGGGCCATTACCAGAGCCGCCAGCGCCACCACCACCTGCCGTAGCTTGCTTGGGGTTGCCAGAAGTAGCACCACCGGGGTTACCGAATCCAGTGCCACCACCTGAATCCGTCTGATTTCCTGTGCCAGCAGGAAGGTTGTTGGCTCCACCACCGCCTCCACCTGAGCCACCAGCATCACCACCGCTATTGGTCGCCCCACCTCCGCCACCTCCGACAGCTGTCATTCCAAAAGCGGTAGAGTTTTCTCCATTAGTACCCTTAGTAGTTGTTGGCTGACCAGACGCTCCAGTACCACCATCTCCAATAACAATTGTATAGGTAGTGCCACCACTTACAGTATGATTCTGTTTGTAAACTAATCCACCAGCACCACCGCCACCGCCAGACGCTCCTCCTCCTCCGCCGCCAGCAACAACCAGTACATCAGTGAGCGTTGTTAAGCCTCCGGGGGCAGTCCAGTTAAAGGTTTTAACACCGCCAGTAATCTTAAACTCTTGTTCTCCAGCAGATACCGATACACCACCACGACAAAATTTAGCTGGGTCTATATAGACATTAGTGCTGGCACCTGAATCAATACCATTATTATTTGCAAACCCATCAGCCATGCCATTTGCTATATCAAATTTATCAAGCCCCCCCACAGTAGCTATCCTACAAGCCATTGACCCAATATTGTCTCTATTATCAGCGGCTTCAGATTCCACACTGGCTAAGTCAACATTTCCTAACCTCGCCGCTGGAACGGAGCCACTAGATAAGTTATCCGCATTAGTCGGATCAACTGCCATATCGCCAGTGGCTATAGTCCCATCGAGAATCTTTGAAGTAGTGATCTCGCTATCTGCGATGTCTTCAGTTCTTATAGTTGTTCTAGCCATTATTTACCCTAATAAAGTAGTGCAACGCCCTTTACTCGCGTTTCTTTTGATCCGGCAGATTGATTAGCAAAACTAATCTTATACTTTGGCGCTGTTCCAGTATTACTTATCGTTATATCATTGGACTTAGCCACTAGAACTCCGGTAGAGAATGTTCCGCCAGCAGTTAATGGGGCTGATGTATAGTTAGAACCCCCATCAGCAGATACTTGTGCCACAAGGTCGGTATCTAATGTGGCAGTTCCTGCGGCGTTTTCATACAGAACAACTATACCCATCTTGGAGACTGTCGAATTTGCCGTTTCTGTTGTAGAGGTATAGTTACCTGTAGCGGCTGGAGCATCATACACCCTTGTGCAAGTTGTATCCCAAATCCACGGGGTACTAGTATCTTGGTAAACAAGCATTGCGAAATATAATGTCGTTGCTTTTCCTGTGCTGGCCCAATTCGCACCAGTATACGATTGAGTTGTCAAGGCTGGCCCATAACCACTACCAGTGTCTAAGTAGGATGTAATAACATTTGGATCAGCGGTGTCATATACATTCTTTATCTTATCTCCGTTACTTGACGTTACTGAATGAAACGTCCCTTCTCCACTAGAAGAAGTAGGATTGCCACTCCATCCAGATGCAAAAGTAGCGTCATTCTTAAAAACAGCAAGCCTACACTGGGTAGTTGGGGCGGCTTTTTGAATTAGGGTATGTTCAAAAGTGAAAAGACCGTCATTGGGGAGCGTTACACTGGGCTGTGCTAAAGAAAAGGACATCATCCCAGAAGAACTAGGCATGGTAGTCCTTAAATCATTAGTCCCAGAAAATGTTGGGGTATGACTTGAATCATTTAATTCTTCTACCCCCGCTGAGTTTATATGGTAAGCCTCACTTGTTGATGTTGCGGCATATATATATTCGTTATCTTCGTTACGAACACAATTAGTTAATACATCAAGGCCCGTTGCATCTTCATACTGATCGACAAAAGAATTAGTTAAGTTAAAAGCGGCTTTGTTATCCGCTATAGCAGAGTGTAGGGCTAGAGTTGATATATCGTTTCTAAGCCCTGCGTCATTATACTCAGATATTGCTGTCCAAGCGTTGTCTCCCCTCAAATATGTACTTGAAGAAGCGGAGCCTGTTGCACTAAGCATAGCTATATCTACTGCACCAGCGGCAATGGTCAAGGCTGTAGCCCCTGTTACATCGCCTGTATGCGTAGCATTTGCTAACCCTGAAGCTAACTTATCGGCATCTATGGCATCGTCCTTAACCATAGCAGTGGTGATAGAGTCATCAGGGGGTATAGTAGCCTCCCCTATATCCAGTATACCGACTACTTCCATTGCATCAGTTGCAACCAATGGACTATCCAGAGTAAGTGTAGTACCAGAGATGCTGTAGTTGTTCTGTTGCTTAACCCCGTTTATCGTAACGATAAGGGATTGCTCACTTGGGGGTGTCCAAGTCAGCGTATGCGTAGCAGACGTAGAACTGGTTACATTGATCCTCCTTATATCAGAGGATTTTTGCTCTACTGCGCCTAGATAACTCATGTGATTTCAAGGATGCCTAAGACTGCCTCTGCGTCAGAGTTTGCGCTGGCAGTCATGTGAACGTCACCTGTAGCCTCTAGGTCTATAGGTTTATCAAGAACTAGGGTAGAGCCAGCGGGTACAGGAACACTTTTAGCCACATGGTAGTAAGTATCTCCTGACGTTGCTCTGGCTTTTATGTCTACATCTACTGAGGCTGAACCGTCAATGTTACTTATGTAACAAGAGTGGATAATGGATGTTGTAGCTGCTGGCGCGGTATAGACAACACCTCCGCCCGTAGTTAGTGCAGCCCCCTGATTCTTAAACGTGTTAGCCAT